ATGAGCTACAATGAACGATTTGCTTTCTTGCTAGGTTTTGAAGCATCGTTGAAGGCAGTGGAAACTATTACTTTAAAAGAAAGCGATAAGCTCAAGAATGCAGCTCGGAGATTAGATAAACCGCTCGAACAATGTGGACTAATGAGTGCGACTTAAGAGGGTGAATAGTAATGGAAACAATAGAAACACTTAAAAATAAACAAGAGAAACTGAATATGAAGATTGAACTTCTAGAATATGCAGAGAGCACGTTTCAGGAAGGCGAAGTATTTTGGTTCGTCGATGCCTATGGAAACAATCAACAAGCTCGTTGGGACAAAAGCGCATGGATTGATTCTTGTTTTTATCAAGGACATATTTTTCATACTGAGCAAGAAGCAATTTTAGAAGCTAAAAAAAGAAGATTGATGCATCTTTTTAGAATATTCAGAGATAAATGTAATGATAGATGGAAACCTGATTGGAAAGATTTTAAACAAGATAAATATTATTTATTTTGTTCAATTGTAGAAAACCGCATTAAAGTAGATTGCGTAACTTTGGGTGATTATTTCTATAATTTCGGATACTTCAAAAATGAAGAAGATGCCGAACGTGCTATTGACTTGTTCGGCGATGAAATAAAAGAACTGTTTGTGGAGGTGGAATGATGGATTTAACTTACAGCGAACAATTCAAAAAATATATCAAAGAACAAAATTATTTAGGTTATCCACAAACGATTTACAAGTTTCCTAATGGCTACGGTGCAAGTGTAATTAAATTCAATTACGTGTACTTTGGAATTGGAATTGAAATTGCAGTATTAAGATTTAATGAAGATGGTAATTGGGATATCGATTACAGCACACCGATTACAAATGATGTTATCGGTGGATTGAATGAAAAAATCAGAGATGAAGTATTACAACGAATTTTCGATTTAAAGAAGGTGATTTGATGAAAAAATCAGAATTCAAAGAAATGATTAATAGAGGTACTGAGTCATTAAGCGATTATGAAATAAAAGAAATATTTCATTTTATTGGATTGAGTGGCAAATGGACCTCTGAACAAATTGATGATTACTTAGCTGGTGTGAGAGTAGGTATGGAAATAGAAAGAGAAGAATACCCGTATTGTTTTGAAGAAGAGGAGTAATAATAAATGGAACTTACTTTATATTTAGAAAATGGAAAATCACTAATATTTGAAAATGTGACTGATTTAGAACAAGAATCATATGTGACAAGCCTTGTTACATTTAATTATGTGGACGTAGAGGATGGTAAAAAGAAAAGGGCGATTTTTAGCTTAAACAGTTTGATAGGTTTATCTGTCGATAAGGAGGATTTTGATGTTAACAGTTTATTCTAAACCAAATTGCATCCAATGTGAGATGACGAAGATGTGGTTGAAACAAAACAAGATTGAGTTTGAAAATGTAGACATCGAAGCGAATCCTGGAGCGTTTGAACTCTTGAAGCACTATGGTTACGGCTCACTTCCAGTGGTTGTGATTGATGATGAATTTAACGACCCAAAAAAAGCTTGGACGGGATTTCAAGTCGATAAACTCGAGGAGTTGATGCGATGATTGTTTGGGCATTGTTTGATAGTGGCAATGGCTGCTATGCTCAAGGAGTCCGAGAGCTGAATGAGGGGGGGCAAAAGATGACAATCTATTCTGTGGGATTGGATATTGAAAATAAAAATAGTCATTTTATCCATTTAAACCTAGCAGATTATTCGTATCTGTTCGGTGATAATAAAATGTACGACACGCTAGATAGATTACCTAAACCCGATTTAATTATTGCTAGTCCACCATGCGAATCGTGGAGTGTAGCATCGTCTATGGACAAAGGGAACGCTTGTTGGAAACAAGAACGGGCAGACGATTGCTTATTCGACCCACAAACACCACTCAGTCCATTTACTATTCGAGACTATCACGAGTATGAAAAATATACTTATATTCCCGAAAGACAAATTGTGAAGCGAATCAATGGTGAACTATGTGCTTTCAATTTGATTCAAATTATTAAACGATACAATCCGAAGTATTATGTCATTGAGAATCCAGAACGTTCAAGAATATGGGAATATATCGACAGAATTCTCGGATTCAAAATCCCGTATGACAACCTGGTGCATTATAATCAGTATGACGATTATCATCTTCAAAAACCTACGAAATTCAAGTCGAATGTAAGGTTGGATTTGAAAACAGGAAACAAACCAAGTGCGGCGGTGTTTAAAAACGTAAATGGATACAACAATCGTTCGAATATCCCGATTAGTCTAGTGAAGAGCATCTTCAATCAAATTCTTGAAATGGAGGGGTTGAATGAAAGATAAGAAAATCGCTGAGATTCGATTCAGAGAGTATCCATATTATGACAAAGAAATCACATCGAGAAAATTCGATATGTTATGCCATAAGGAAGAAGATGTGAATGCGTGGATCCGTGCTAAGGGAACGAATTCGAAAGCAGCGGAAAACGAGCTCATTCGATTCGAGAGTGACAAATATATTCAGAATCGTCTCTTTTGGAAGCGATGTGTGGAAGAAACTCTCGAAGAGCTCGATGAGAAACAAAGAGAATTTGTCACAGAATACTATTTTGATGATGTATATGACTATCGCTCTCTTGCTCAAAAGCATTTTACAAATAAGAACGTGATTATGCGTGCGTGTGATAGAGCTTGTAGTATATTGCTTGAAAAATTAGGGGAAATTTAAAAAGGGACAAAAAAGCGTTGTTGTCCCACTTTAAAAGTGATATATTGATATTGTGAAAAGGTGTAAGAAACGGTATCATCTTGTCATAATGTGAAAACTCCTAAAATTATTTTTACCTCGGGTCTCCACTCCCGAGGTTTTTTGTTATCGTTTAAATATAGAAATGAGGTGATGGAAAGTGACGAAAATGACATTGAAACAACAACGATTTGCGGATGAGTACATCATCACAGGGAATCTTTATAAATCAGCGGTGGAAGCTGGTTATTCTGAAAAATATGCAAAATCTCAAAGTCATAAATTGTTGGAAAATGTAGGAATAAAAAACTACATCGATGTGCGACTTGCAAAACTCGAATCTGAGAAGATTGCAACACAGGAAGAAGTCCTTCAATATTTGACAAGCGTGATGCGTGGTGAGAAGACCGAGCCTCTTTTGGTGTTGGATGGTGAAGGAACTCAAAAGGTTATCCAAGCAGTCCCGAACGTACAATCAAGAACACGAGCGGCGGAGCTTCTAGGCAAGCGATATGGAACGTTCACGGATCGTGTAGACATCAATGCTCAGATTGAATCGAAACCGAAATTCGATGACATCGTGAACCAATTAGGAGGAAGTGGGCTCGATGAATAGCTTCCCACTCTCTCAAAAATACATCGATTTTTGCAACACGGTTGACAATGTAGATGCGGACTTCCTTGAGGGCACGACAGCCGCTGGAAAGACCACGGTGGGGCTTGGTGTCAAGTTCATGCGTATGGTCTCAAGGAGCAAGAAGAAGTTTCACATCATCGCAGCGAAGACGGTCGGTGTTGCTGAGAAAAACTTAATAAATCAAGACAATGGCATCCTCGACATCCATCGGGATGCTTTTTATTTTGGTAATGGGGATAAGGACTACAAGATTCCCCACATCAAATTCGAAGACAAAATCATCTACATTCTTGGATACGACACGAAAGAGAAATGGCAACTTGCTCTTGGGGGGCAATATGGGTGTGTGTACATCGATGAGGTCAACACAGCGAACATCGAATTCGTTCGTGAAGTCTCAGCTCGTAACGACTATCTGATGGCTACACTCAACCCCGACAATCCCGACCTTCCTGTGTACAAGGAATTCATCAACAGGTCTCGTCCTTACAAGAAGTACGAGAAGGATGTTCCTCGTGAGATTATGTCCGACTTGAAAGAACGACACAATCCAAAATGGAGATATTGGTTCTTTACGTTTAAAGATAACAAATCTTTGAGCGATAAGGACATTCAAAAGAAAATCGATTCAGTACCTCTTGGAACTAAGATGTACAAGAACAAGATACTTGGACTTAGAGGTCGTGCGACTGGTCTCGTCTTCCCTAACTTCGACAGTAAGAAGAACGTAATCACGAAAGCTCAAGCGAAGAAATTCAATTATGTAATGTTCTCAGCTGGGCTCGATACAGCTTACTCATCTAAGAGCCCTGATACGATTGCGATGATATTCCAAGGCATTACGGATGACGGGCATTTGGTTACATTGAGTGAGAAAGTTTTTAACAATGCGGACTTAGACACGCCAATCGCTCCATCGGACACGGTTGAGATGTTCATCGCATTCCTTGATAAAAATTCAAAAGAATGGGGTTTTTGTCGAGATGCGTTTATCGATTCGGCAGACCAAGCGACAATCACAGAATTAAACAAATACAAAAGGCAATATGGAACAATATACAATTTTATAAACGCTTATAAGAAAACAAAAATCATCGACAGAATCAACCTTCAAATTGGTTGGATTGCTCGAGGATTCTATTTAGTCGTTGAAGATTGTGTGGAGCACATCAAAGAGATGAATGCTTATTCGTGGCAAGAAACGAAAGAAGCACCCGAAGACAAGAACGACCACACAATCAATGCGAATCAATATGCGTGGCTACCTTACAAGCGAATGATTGGAGAACAGAGAGGAGAAATAGAAGACGATGGGGTTGGTGAATATGATTAGAAATGGAATGAGGAGCTTTTTGAGAATTGAGAAAGCTCAACCGAGTGCGATTGTCATCAATGAAGAGATGACATTCGGGGACAATGCTGCTAAGAATCGAATTTGGTATCGTGGCAAGTCCTACGAGTTGCAACAACTTTACTCTCAACTATCAACGACACGATTGAGCTTCTGGGGTGCACATTCAACTCCGGGGCAAGAGATTAGAAAGATTCACACGGGCTTACCGGGAATCATCGTGAAGGTCTTGAGAGATGCGGTGCTCTATGACATGAATGATTTGGAATTTGAAGACTCCAAGCATGAAGATTTGTGGGAGGATATCGCACAAGATAACGACTTTAAGAAACAACTGAAAGAAGCGGTGAAAGATGCTCTTGTGATTGGCGATGGAGCATTCAGAATCTCGTTTGATTCTACGGTCTCACAATATCCAATCATTGAATGGGTAAGTGGTGAGCGGATCCAAATCAAGAACAAGCGTGGACGATTGCATGAGGTCGTCTTCACCACTCGATTCGATGAGAACAAGCAAACATATACACTCGAGGAACACTATGGATTTGGATATGTAACGAACAAGCTCTATCGTGGTGATGCTGAATTGGATATTCATTCGACTGAATACACACAAGACATCAACGATTTCACGTTCGACAAGCATTTGATTCTATGCGTACCATTTAGCATCTTTGAATCTGATGTGGAACGAGGTCGAGGCGAATCCATCTTCGACAGAAAGACGGACACATTCGATGCGTTGGATGAGTCATGGTCTCAATGGATGGATGCTCTCCGAAGTGGACGAACAAAAGAATATATTCCCGAATCGTTGCTCCCACGGGACCCACGAACAGGAACATTCATGAAGCCGAACGCATTCGATAATCGATTCATCAAGATAGCATCTGACAGAGCCGAAGGAGCAAGCAATGAGATTACATTGCAACAAGCAAACATCCCTCACGAGAGCTATTTGGCAACCTACATCACCGCTCTTGATTTGGCGTTGCAAGGTATCGTGAGCCCTTCTACGATTGGGATTGATGTGAAGAAGCTTGACAATGCTGAGGCACAACGTGAGAAAGAGAAGACGACTCTATACACACGCAACACGATTGTGGAAGCATTGCAAGAGTTCATTCCTCAATTAGTATCGATGACAATCAATAGCTTCAACGTGTTGAATCGTAGACCTATCGAGGAAATTGCGGTGAACGTTCCTTTTGGGGAATATGCGAACCCTTCATTCGAGTCTCAAGTTGAGACCGTATCGAAAGCGAAAACAAGTGGCATCATGTCCATCGAAGCCTCTGTGGATGAGCTCTATGGCGATTCTAAGGACGAACAATGGAAGTCCGAAGAAGTTATCCGCTTGAAGTCTGAGCAAGGCATCAGCGAGGTCGATGAGCCTTATGTCAACACGGACTTGGATGGATTCAGCGTTGAAAGAGGTGATGAACTTGCTAGTGAGAATCATGAACAAGAACTACCAAATGAGAACGGATCAAGCGAAAGCACTTCTCAACATGAGTAAGGAGTATTGTCCATTCGGAATCTATGCGGTCGAGAAAGACGGTCAGATTGAGATGATGAATTTGAAACCGACATCGAGAACTCAACTCAAGAAGATGGTTCGAGAATATCGATTGAAAGGATTCAAGGTGTATTCGAATGGTTTATGATGTTAGTCGAGCATTTGAACGGATCGAGAACGAATTGCTCGAGTCCATGACGAGGAATCTCAAAAAACACAAAGCGGAAGAAACTGAGCTTGGTATCGAATGGACTCAATGGCAGGCAATTCAACTCGAAGAACTTCATCGATTCAAACAAGAGGCTGCTAAGAAGTACGGTCTTGAATTTAAGTCGATGAATAAGAAAATCAGAGAGACCATCGCTGAGGCATCATTGCAAGGTGCAAGCGATGAGGAGCTCAACATTTTGAAAACACTAGAGAAAGGCTACGTTCTAAAGCGTGAACGTGGTCTAAGTGCTGGATTCTTCCAAACGAATCAGAAGCGATTGGATGCGTTGATGAATGCGGTCGAGCATGACATGAAGACAGCCCAAACCGCTGTGCTAAGATATGCGAACGACCAATATCGCAAAATCATCTTCCAATCACAAGTCGCAGCAAGTTCGGGAGCCCTTACCTATGAGAAGGCTGTGGACATGGCAACAAGCGACTTTCTAAAAAAAGGAATCAATTGCATCACGTACTCGAACGGTGCGGTACACAACATCGTGTCGTATGCTGACATGGCTGTGAGAACAGCAAGCAAACGAGCCTATTTGATGGGCGAAGGTCAGAAGCGACAAGAATGGGGCGTATCGACCGTCATATTGAACAAGCGATTCAATGCGTGTCCATTGTGTATGCCATTCGAGGGTAAGGTGCTCATCGATGATGTGTGGAGTGGTGGAAGTTCTAAAGACGGACCGTATCCACTCATGAGCTCAGCGATGGCGGCTGGCTTGTATCATCCTAATTGCAAGGATAAACATTCGACCTATTTCGAAGGCATCAGCTCGAAGCCCGAATCGAGGTACTATGAAGAGAAGCCCGTCATCAAGGAACGACAGCTCATTGAGAACAAGCTCAATCACGCTAAACGACAAGCGAAGAGCTACAATCGACTAGCAAAGAACAGTCTTGATGTTGAGAACCAAGAGACATATCGTGCTCGTGCTACTGAGTGGCGAGATAAGGCGAAGGGATATCGAGAAGAACTTAAATCGTTTGAAGAATCTCATGGGTTAGAACTTGAAAATGTTGAAAAATACGCAAAAGAAGAATATAATTACTTAGAAGAAGATTATTCCGAAGCGTTGAAAAAATTTGGTAAAATTAACAAATCGCAAGTAGAAAAAATCTATGCAAATTCAACAAGAGATACGGGATATATTGCGACAGGTAATTCGTTCGATATTAACAGAGCTTTCAGAAACAAAGAACCAAATCTTTTGAGAGAAGTGGATTTAATAACTTCTAAAACATTAGATGAAGTCATCAAATCTAACAAAACACCGTACAACATTAAAGGCTTTAGAAAAGTAAATCTTGATTGGGTCTCTAATTTCATTAAGAATGCGGACATCCCAAAAACTTACGATAGTATTCAAGATGTTTCTGATGCTTTAAATTCAATAATAGGGCACAAATATGAAGAGCTTGGTTATTCTTCGATTAGTGTCAATCCAAACATGAATGTTTTTTCTAATAGAAGAGTGCAATTGGATATTGAAATCCCAAAAGGGTCAAATGCTTATTTGACATTGAATGTGCAAGAAAGTGAACTTATAATGGGAAGAGGAACAATATTTGAATTGAAAGAATCAAGTGTTATTGAAGATGATTACGAAGAAATTCTAAAAATAATATTACGTGTGATTAAATAAAGGAGTGAAAAAGATGTCTTTAGTAAAAGGAATTCCAGATGTTGAAATGTTGGATTTCTCAAAAATGTCTGATGAACAATTGATGAAAATTAGAATAAATATTGATTTGACATCTAGAGAAGAAACAAATGTATTTTTGAAAGAATTAAGGAAAAGAAATCTTGAATACAATAAAAATCAAGCATCTAACAAGTAGTTAGGTGCTTTTTTTGTACCCAAAAATTAAATAAATAAATCCATTGAGAGTCACCCATCCGGAGGGTGGCTCTTTTTGGTATGTCCGAAGACTTGAAACTACGAGGAGACACCTGAGCACAAAACTGAATACAGGGAGACACCCTAAAAACTGAGAAGGAGGGACATGAAAATGTTCAAACGCAAACTATTTTTCTTTGATGAATCGGCAAACGCTGGGGCATCAACAACACAGGATCCGCAAGCAAGCTCAAACAATCCCGCTCAGAGTACTCCAGAGATTGATTATGAGAAGATTGCGAGCATCGTGGAAGGCAAGCAAAAGGTCGCTGAGGACACGGTCTTGAAGAACTACTTCAAGAACCAAGGCTTGACAGGGGAAGAGATGGCACAAGCAATCTCAAGCTTTAAAAGTCAAAAAGCCTCCGCCCAACCTGATGTGGCAAACCTTCAAGAAGAGCTTCGAGTGGCTCAAGCTCAAGCCCTTCAAACAAGAATTGAGAGCAACTTACAACTTGCGGCAATCAAGCAAGGAGTTGGCTCGAACGTGTTGCCATACGTTTTGAAGTTGGCAGACTCAACCAATCTCACGTTGGATTCTAAGAATGAAGACTACGAGGCTGTGATTGCAAAAGTGTTGGAAGACGTTCCAGCTTTTAAACCAGAAGCAACAGCACCAACAGGATTCACACAAGTCGGATCCACGGGGGCAGCAAAACAATCGACAACGAATGACGACTTAATGAAAGCATTTGGGGTCTTCAAATAATTAAAACAGAAAAGAGGAAAATAATATGGTTTTAAAATACGCAGAACAATTCGCTCCAATCATCGAGCAAAAATACGCTAAGGAATTAACATCTTATGATTTATTCCAATCTAACAAACAAGTAAAATTCATGGATGCTCAAACAATCAAATTACCAAGCATCACACTATCAGGTTACAAAGACCACACTCGTGGCTCATTAGGATTCAACACAGGAACAATCACGAACGATTGGGAACCGAAGAAATTAGAACATGACCGTTCAGTTGAATTCGTCATCGATCCGATGGATGTTGACGAAACAAACAAAGTCGTTTCAATTGGAAACGTTCAAAGCACATTAGAAGAAGAACAAGCGATTCCTGAAAAAGATAGCTATGTATACTCTAAACTTTACAAAGAAGCTGAAACATTCGCTTCAAACGGGGCAACAATCTCAAATGAAGCTTTAACAGCTGAAAACATCTTGGTTCAATTTGATGAAGCAATGGAAAAAATGGATGAAGCTGGCGTTCCTGCTGCTGGTCGTCTATTATACGTTACTCCAAAAGTGAACAAATTATTCAAAGAAGCCAAAGACATCCAACGTGTGATGGGCGTAACAGGTGAAGGCTCTATCAAGCGTACAGTTCACGACTTAGACGATGTGAAAATCATTGTGGTTCAATCTGCTCGCTTGAAATCAAAATTCAACTTCACAGAAGGATGCGTTCCTGCTGCTGATGCTAAACAAATCAACTTCATCCTAGTTCACCCAACAGCTGTCATTGCTCGTGACAAATACTCTTACATCAACGTATTTGAACCGGGTTCAGACTCACGCACAGCTGACAACTACTTACTACAATCACGCTTCTACATGGATGCATTTTTAGTGAAGAATCGTGCGAATGGTATCTTCATCAACGCTCAAGCGTAATCTAATCTAGGAGGTATTTGAATGTATACAGCAGAGAGAGAGAACAAAGTGTATACAATCTCGGAATTAGAGGTTGAATACTATCGAAAACAAGGCTTTGACATCTACAACAGCGAACACGAACTCCACGCTCGTGGTGTGAAAGCTTCTGTGAGTGGTGCGGTTTACAACGCAGCTCTTGAAGAAATCGAAAAATTAAAAGCTGAAATTGCGGAGTTGACTTCGAAGGGTAAAGGTAAATAGCCATGATATATGCTGATGAAACGTTCTACAAGAACGAATACCTTGGAATTCATACTCCAGAACAACTCAATCGCATCTTGAAGACAGCAAGTCAGCATATCGACACACTAACATTCAACCGAATCGTTGGAATGGGGTTTGATAATCTCACTCCATTCCAACAATCGGTGATTCGTGAGGTGTGTTGCCAAATGGCTGACTTCATGATTGAAAACAAAGACTTAATCGAGACAGCTCTTTCATCGTATTCCATCAATGGAGTGTCGATGAATTTTGGTGATTCTTGGAATGTAGTCACAATGAATGGAATCGCAATGAAGCGAAGCACATTCGAATTGTTGAATCAAAGTGGACTAACAAGGAAGGTGATTTGATGCATTTTCCAAGTTTAGTTCTTCCACAATTTTGCAAGACTCCAATCTATGTGGTGGTGCAAAGCGAGGGCGTGTCGAAGGATGGCGAACCTATCAAGGAATTTGAAGCCGATTTGTTTTGTAACTATCAAGACAAAGTCGTGACCGTGCTCACGGATCAACAAAAAATTGTGAAGCTCACGGGGTCGGCGTTGTTTAATGGCGATATTGCCCCCAATTTAGCGACTTTAAGTGGCGGGAGTGTAATCATCCATGGAGTAGAGCGAAAGATTGCTGACACACGAAAATCACGAAATCCGGACGGTTCTGTGAATTATACGTATCTCGGATTGGAGTGATGGACGATGATTCATGCAAATAGTCGAGTGAAGTTCGACTTCGGAGTCATTGGAAGGCTCAAGAAGGCTCAAATTCAAGCGTTGGAACAAACTGGAGAGTTTTTACACACCGAGATAGTCAACGCCCAAGTGGTCCCGTTTAGAGACGGTACATTGCAAGGCGAGGCGTTCTCAGTTGATTACTCGGGTTCGAGTGGTGGTCGAGTATCTTTGACACACTCAACGCCCTACGCAAGAAGATTGTACTTTCATCCCGAATACAACTTCAACACGAGCACGAATCCACACGCTCGAGGCAAGTGGATGGATGATTGGGTTGAAGGTTCGAAGAGAGAAGACATCAAGAAGGCTTATGCTGCTTTATACAAGAAAATATCGGGGGTGTGAAGATGATAACATTGGCAGAAGTGCGAGATTGGTTGGAATCCTATCACGCAGCTCAAAATTACTACATCGGGAAACTCGATAATAAGAAAATGTATAGCATTGGAGTCTATCAACGCAAGACGAATGTCGAACCACGAATCGCAATTGGTGGGAGGAATTTGGCAAGTTATGATGTGAAATCGGTCAGCATCTTGATTCATCACAATCAAAATGCGAACGAAACAGAAAAGCGAGCGAACTACCTCTTCAACCAAATCCTAAAGGCTGAGAACGTGGTGATTGGTGATACTCCAATCCAAATGATTCGACTCTTATCGAACGAGCCCATTGATGTGGGAACTGATGACAATAACGTGTATGAACGTGTCATCGAATTAGATATCTATTACAGATTAGAACAAGAAAGTGAGGAATAAAAATGGCAGAAAAAAGAACAGGGGTATTCCCAGTCTATGAAAACCAATTCCAAGTGAACACAGGAACGAAAGACGCTCCAACTTGGACAGAAATCAAAGAATTAGAAAGCTTTTCGGTATCATTTGACAATGGTGTCGAAGAATGGTCTCCATTCGAACATAAAGGATGGAAACGCCGCTTGATGACAGCTAAATCAGTCACAATCTCAGTATCGGGCAAACGACACATCGGTGATACTGGTAACGATGCAATCGCTGCTATCGCACTAAAAAATGGTCGTGATGCTGAAAAAGATTTCCAATGGACATTCCCAGACGGATCCAAATTAGTCTTCAAAGAAGCGGTCATCAACATCAAAGACTTCATGTCTGGTGACAGTACAGCAGCCGCACCACTATCATTTGACATCATGTCTAATGGTAAACCTGAATATACAGCGGCAGGCTAAGAATCACGAAAACAAGTGGAGGGGTGAACATCGCCCCTCTTTTTTATTTGGCAAGGAGGAAAACTAATGCATAAAGCACTAATCAACTTCATCGATGCGGAAACTCGCAAGGAATACAAAGTCGGTGATGAATTCGATACAACAGGAATGACAGATGAACGCATCCACGAATTGACGACCGAACACAATCGAATTGGTGTTCCACTTATCGGTGAAGTAGAAGAAACAGAAACGACAGAAGTATTCACAACAATGAAAAGCGAGGTATTTGAATAATGGGTAAGATTATCGACATAACAGAACAATTAAATTTTGAATCAAAACCAAAAATCAAAATCAAGAACGTAACCATCGAAGTAGATGATTCAGCTCCAACAGCACTCAAGCTCATGGAAGTGATGAGTGGCGTTGATGGGGATCCGACTGTTGCCCAAATGAAGAATCTATACGAAATCATCTTCAACGAACAAGACCGTGTGAAGATTGAAAAATTAAGTTTAAACCTAAAAAGCTGGATGGCTCTCATTCGTGAGGCAATCAATTTGATTGTAGGAGACCAAGAAGCGGGGGAATAGGTGAGCCATATTACGACATTTTTGAGGACTGGGACTTGATGGTCTCATCTTTTAGAACGCAATATGGCATCTCGTTCTATTCGCATGATTTTAAAGAAATGAAATGGAAAGAATTCAGAGCTCTAGTCTCTGGACTCTCATCGGAGACTCCTCTCGGACGAATTATCCAAATTCGAAGCGAGGACGACCCAAAAATGCTCGAATCGTTCTCACCGGGACAGCATCGAATCCGAGATGAGTGGCGAAATAAACGAGCAAAACAACGAACACAAGAAGAGCTTGATGCGGTTCTCAAGGAACTTCAACAAGCATTTTCTGAATGGTAGTAAGAAGGAGGTGGACAAATGGCAACTAAAATCGGCGATGTTGAATTGGGATTGGTGGTGAATCAACAAGGATTCACGAATCAATTGAATGGAATCCAACAAAAAGTCATGGGCTTTGCGAAAGTCTTAGCTGGTGCGTTTGCGGTCAAGAAACTCATTGATTTTGGTTCTGAGGCAATCAAGCTCGGGTCCGATTTGAATGAAGTTCAAAACGTGGTTGATGTGGCATTCCCGAAGATGTCGAAACAAGTCGATGATTTCGCAAAATCGGCAATGTACGCATCGGGATTGTCTGAGACGATGGCTAAACGCTACACAGGGACATTCGGGGCAATGTCCAAGGCTTTTGGATTCAGCGAACAACAAGCCTATGAGATGTCCACAGCGTTGACGAGCTTGGCGGGGGATGTAGCATCGTTCTACAACATAAGCCAAGACGAGGCGTACACGAAATTGAAATCTGTATTCACAGGTGAGACCGAAACATTGAAGGATTTAGGGGTCGTAATGACACAAACAGCCCTCGATGCATACGCAATGGCGAATGGATTTGGCAAGACGACCGCTGAGATGTCGGAAGCTGAGAAAGTGGCTCTTAGATTCGCATTTGTTCAAAGTCAACTAGCTCTTGCAAGTGGTGACTTCGCAAGGACGAGCGATTCATGGGCGAACCAAGTGCGGATCATGAAGTTGCAATTCCAATCGTTCATGGCATCCGTTGGACAAGGACTCATCAATCTGTTCACGCCTGTGATTCAAGTTCTTAACTTCCTACTAAGTAAGCTCTTAACTGTCGGGAACGCATTTAGGGCTCTTACTGAGCTCTTGACAGGTAAGAAGTCACAAGCTGGAGGGGGAATACAAGAGACCGCCGATGCTGTCGGGAACCTTGCTGACAATATGCAAGGGGCTGGTGGTGGAGCTGGCGACATGGCTGATGCTGTGGATGATGCTGGTGGAGCTGCTGACAAGGCTGGCGGTGCTGCTAAGAAGGCAGCGAAAGAGATGAAGTCCTTGATGGGCTTTGATAAAATCAACAAACTATCCGAACCGAATGACGACTCTGGCGGAGGCGGAGGCGGCGGTGGTGGAGGTAAAGGCAAAGGAAAAGGCGGCGGAGGTGGCGGAGGCGGCCAACCAAAAGGTGCTCAAGTTGACATGGGCAAGATTGCCGAAGGGGACAACCAATTGAAGAAATTCTTCGAAGACCTCTTTGGGCGAATTGGTGAGCTCTTAGCCAAATTCAAAGCTGGATTCGATGCCGCATTCCACTCTGAAGGTTTGGAACGCATGAAAGTGGCTCTTGAACGTATCGGAGCTACCCTCCAAGAAATCTTCACGGATCCACAAGTCGTCCAATCGTTCAATGATATGTTGGACAAGTGGGCTTATGCTTTGGGTCAATTTACTGGTGCGATTGCTTCTGTTGGGGTGGGAATCGGTGTATTCCTTACTGAATCCATCGCAAACGCATTAGACAATCACAAAGAACAAATCAAAAAAGCTCTTGTCAATACAATAGATGCAACAGGTGACATGGTGAAAGCAGCTGGAAACATCGCTCAAGCTATCGGTGATACCATTTACAAGGTATTGACGAGCGAAGGGGCTGTGAAGATAGGTGAAGCCATCGCAGGGGCGTTCATTAGTCTATATGTTGATATCAAAGAAATCGGAGCGAAACTTGGTCGTGACTTGATGAAGGCTTTCGAGACGATTATCACGAAGAATGCTCCGAAACTTACAGAAGCATTCAATACAATGTTGAAGAATATTGCTCCAATCTTCAAAACACTCGAAAGAGGTGTCGAAGATGTTGGTTCGATGTTTAAACGTGTATACGATAATAGTATTGGTCCGTTGATTCTTCAATGGGGTGATATGATATCGGGATTGGTTGGAACGATTATTGATGGATTCAATAATCATGTGAATCCAATACTCGAGAAAGTTGGAAAAGCATTTGGTGAAGTGTACGACCAATACGTGAAACCTATGATTGATTCACTAGGCAATGCCATCTCGATCATTGTGGAAGCTATAAGCAGGATTTGGACAGCACTTGAACCACTATACAACTTACTTGCTAGTGCATTAGGTCCGATTCTTGGAGTTATTGCTGGATTGTTAGGTGGACTCTTGCTTGCTGCTATCGCTGGAATCTCACTCGCATTGAAAGGCTTATTCGATTTCTTAAGTTGGATTTTTGATATTCTTGGAAATGGTGTGACCGCAATCGCTGAATTTGCTGATAAGGCAATGACAGCAATCCCAGAAGGCTTCCAAGCTGCTTGGGATGGTATTGTGGCGATATTCAGTGGAATCGGTCAATGGTTTGCGGATCGTTGGAATGACATCGTGACAGCATTCTCGAATGTAGCGACATGGTTTTCAACGATGTTCACAAATGCATGGAACAGCATCGTGAATGTGTTCAAATCTATCGGACAATGGTTCAAAGACCGTTGGAACGATGTAGTGAACGCCCTTTCGAATGTAGCGACCTGGTTTGGAACAATGTTCAAGAACGCATGGAATGGAATCGTGAACGTGTTCAGCGTGGCAGGTTCATGGTTTAGCGGCATTTGGGGAGGCATCAAGGCGGTGTTCTCTGGTGTGGTTGAGTTCTTCCGAGGAATCTTCCAAGGGGCTTGGAACACAATCACAAGCATCTTCTCGACCATTCCAAATTGGTTTAGCAACATTTTCTCAAAAGCTTGGGCAGGCGTTCGAGATGTATTCTCGACTGGTGGACGAATCTTCATGGGAATTACTGAAGGGATTCTCGGAACGTTCAAGACGGTCGTGAATGGAATCATCGGAGGTATTAACCGAGTGATTACAATCCCATTCAACGGAATCAATGGAATCCTTGATGGAATCCGTGGAATCAGCGTGATGGGTGTGAGCCCATTCTCGTGGATTGGTAGAATCAGCACTCCTCAAATCCCAATGCTGGCTCAAGGAGGATTCGTTAAGGCGAACACTCCACAACTCGCAATGATTGGGGATAATAAGCACTACGGTGAAATCGTGGCACCAGAGAACAAGATGCTTGCGATGGCTCGTGAGGCTGCTCGATTATCGAAAGATTCGAGCAATAGTGCGGAAGTAATTATGTTATTAAGACAATTAGTCACACTTGTTGCTGGATTGGATTTGAATATCGATGGTGAATCGGTTACGAGAAAAATCTTTGAAATTGGAAACGAAATCCAAAGAAGAACAAATCAACCTTTATTAGATTTCTAGGAGGTGCAAGATGGCAGAAATCATAGTGAATGGAGTTGCTCTTGCATCTCCTGTGTCTATATCAAACAGCGATGAAATCATTTGGAGCTCTGGGACTGGTCGAAGTGCGAACGGTCAAATGAGCGGAGATGTCATCGCAAACAAGAAAACAATTCAAATCTCTTGGGGAATCTTAACTCAAGATGAATATAACGCCATTCGAAATATCCCAAGCGGATTCTTCAATGCGGTCGTGCTAGGTCAATCGATTAGAGCGTATCGAAGCACAATCTCGGGAAGTTGTCTTGGGACATTTAGCGATGGCATAACTTACTACAACGATGTATCGACATCGTTCATTGAGCAATAGGAGTGATGAAATGCTAGAAACAACTCAAGAGTATAGAGATGCGATTGTGTCTGATGTTCGAGTGATTCAAGCCTCATTCACGCTCAACAATCAGACTTATGATAAGTCACATCTAAAGAAAATCGAACATGATGCTTCCATCTCTGGAGGCTCATCGTTCGTTCCCGGTGGCACATTCATCAATTCCCTATCTGTCGAACTGAATCAGATAGTCGAGGGAATTGAGGAGATGATGCCATCAACAGCGAGCCTCGGTGTTCAAACAATTGACGGTCAAGCGGCAATGTTGCCCCTTGGTCGTTTTTTTGTGACTGAAATCAAGCTCGACCGTAATTCAAAAATTACAAAATTAAAACTTCAAGATGAATTCGTGAGATTGCTTGGAATGTATGAAAGTAAACTCTCGTATCCAACAGGGTCCCGAGAAGTATTCCAAGAAATCGTGACGATGACTGGAATCCCTGTGAGTGATGCAATCAATCTCCCAGATGTGTCCATCAAGACCAAATTGGAGAAAACAACATTCAGAGATGCCATCATGTATCTTGCTCAATTGGATGGAATGTTCGCACGATTCAATCGTGATGGCAAGCTCGACTTCATCGATTTGAAGACTACCACGAAACAAATCACGAGAAGTCAATATGGAGCTACTGGATTGGTACGAGATGAAATCAAGTACAAACTCGGATCCATTGAATGTACTGTCGATAAGACCAAGATTGTATCGGGAAACCGCTCGGGGAACAAGATGGTTCTCAAGAATCCATGGATGACTCAACAATTGCTCGACCGTTTATATAACAAGTATCGAGATTTGAGCTTCTATCCATACGAATTATCATGGCGAGGCGATATCGATACCGAACCCGGGGACTGGGTCTCAGTCTATTGGGGTTCGGAGAATACACGATTCGACATCCCTGTGTTCTCGCATCACATCACATTCGATGGTGGATTGAGTTCGAAGACGAATGCGAAAGAATCGGGGCAATCTCAATCACAATACAAGTATCGTGGACCCGTCCAAGAAAAGCTTGATTATATTGAGAGCCTTACGACCAAGATTGGTCGTTTGTATTTGGACGAGGCTGAACCTATAAACCCTAAAGATGGCGACAAGTGGATGAAGCCTAGTGGTGGATATGCCATCATGTATGAACGTGTGGACGGTCAATGGATCCGTAAGGTGGACACCGCTGACCTGAACAAGATTATCGAGACGATAACGACTGATGAAGTCATTGCTAAGAAGATTAGTGCTGGCTTGATTCAATCATTAGAAATCAACGCACGACAAATCACAGCAGGCTCACTCGATTTGAATCGAATCTCCATCACGAATGGCAGCAAGCCAATCATGGAAGTTCGAGATGGCAAAATCTACTTCGATGTATCAAGTGTCGAGGACTTCAAGAAGCCAATCAAAGAAGTCGAAGCAAAGCTCGAGATGAAAGCTGACAAGCTCATCACAGAAGACCAACTCAAACATCTACAAGACCAACAATTGGTGATGATGCAAGAGATGAAAGCGAAAGCGACTCTTGAGACGGTCTTGGAGTGGAAGGCTAAGTATGAAGCGTTCGTAAAATCGAACGAATCAGACAGAAAACAAGCACAAGATGACCTCGTGTCACTCTCTCAACGTATGGTGGGGATTCAAAACGACTTAGGCTCTATGACCGCTATTTGGAACGCTATTGACCGCAATATGAAATTTGGGAATGAAGGGCTCTCAATTGGGAATCCTCAAGGAGATAGCTCGATTCTTGTGTCCGACAATAGAATCTCGATGATGAGTGGTGGTCGAGAAGTCATGAGCATATCCCAAGGGGTTATCCATATTGACAATGGTGTATTCACTAAATCGATTCAAATTGGATACTATGTGGAATCTCAATACAATGTGAATCCAAAATATAACGTTATCCGTTACGTAGGACCGTAGGAAAGGAGGAAATATGAATGACTATACAATACTTTAGTGGGAATTGGCATTCCTTCCTCGAGTTTAACGTAACAACGGCTTCACAAGATAGAGTTGCGAACTTATCCATTGCAAAAGTTACTGTTTCAATTGGCTTTGAGCAAAACTGGCCGATTGAATTCAGTAACACTTACGGAGCATACGTTGGTTTGCAAATGGCAGGGCAAACACGTTATTTGAGTTTTGGAGAGTTGTTCCTTGATGGTTCTAAGAAGAATCTTGGGACGGTTGAATTTACTGTTCCACATGACGAGGATGGAAGTGCCACACGAACATTGAGCGTTTGGACTGGTTCAACGGATGGAATCACATACAATAATTGGTATTTAGGTTCAATCAACACGAGCGTAACGCAAACATTCGCTAAAATTCCAAGGATGTCTAAGGTCGCATCCGTATCTGGAACGAGAGAACTCGGGCAAGAGCTCACAGTCACGCTCGATAGAAAGGTCGAATCATTCACGCATCAAGTCTGGTATAAGGTTTGGGGCTCTGATTGGTACGATTTAGGGACAGGGCTTGGAACGACAGTCAAGTTCACTCCATCACCCGAGAATGCCCGAAAAAATGTGAACGTAGCATCGAGTACGTTTGATATTTGTGTCCGAACTTTTGATGGTGATAAGCAAATCGGGATTGATGAATATAGCGTTGGATGGTATATCGGTCTACCTAGTGGAACACAACCAAGACTCGAGACCATTGAGCTTGTTGACAAAGCAAAAGCAACCAAAGACATTGTGGGCAAGAATACATTCGTCCAAACGTTCTCTGAGATGGTAGGAACGTTCAAAGGGATGGAGGGCACTTACGGATCCACAATCAAGACATTCCATGCTGAGGTAGTTGGACAGAAGATGGCAATCACATCAAATGGTGGCACATTCCAATTCTTCAAAAATTTTGGTGACTACAATGTCGAAGCGTATGTCATCGATAGTCGTGGGCTCAAGTCCAATGTTGTGACCGTAACAATCAAGGTGCTTCAATACTTCGCTCCAATACTTTCGTTTGAAGCGGTTCGAGGCGGTGGAGACCAACAAACGATTGTCGTTCGAAGAACTGCTCGCATCGCACCTCTCATGGTCGATGGAGTCCAAAAGAATCCAATGCGTTTGAAATTTAAGGTAAAACCTGCAAATGACGGGTATTTCACCGACAACAAGGGTGGAGGCATTGATTCCACAGTCATCAACTCGCTCACAAATTCGAATTCGGACTTGTTTGGGACATTTGCTGCCGATAAGGCTTGGATTGTCGAAGGAACAATCTCGGATGCTTATGCGAGCTTCACGTTCACTGCTCCAATCGTAGGTCCCGAAGAGGTAGTTCAATGTAGAACTCCGAAGGGGACTAGTTTTGGAAAGGTGTGGGAGAAAGGCTCAATTGATGCAAAAGGAGATATATATTCTCACAATGAGCTTGTTCAAGTAGGAAGATTGACTCAAATCGATGGTAAATCCATAAAGATGACAGGATCCGCAAATGACTTGATGAAAACTGGACTCTTCTATTCATATGGGATGAGCGACCTTCCTTCAAATTTGACTGGTTCTCAATTATATGGCTACATCCAAGTCAATACACATCCAAGTGATGAGAATTACGTGATGCAAACTTATACACCGTATGATGCGAATGTAATTTACATGAGGAGAAAAACAAATTATGGATGGCAGCCGTGGGTTCGATTTACGCCTAGCGATGTTCCAATTTCAGGACAATGGTCAAACGCAACATATCTGAACGGGTGGAGGAATTATAGCAACGATTATAATCCTGTTCAATACAAACTAAATGGAGATGGTTCGATTGAGTTGAGGGGTAGTTGTAAAGGTGGAAATGCGACACAATGGAAAGAAGTGCTCAAGATTAACTTGCCGACAAAACTTGAAAAAACAACGTTCATCAGAGGGATGACGAAAGACTATAATTTGTGCACATTAACTGTTTATGAAGATGGAAGAATAGTAGTCGTTAAGGATGTAAACAGCGATTGGTTATGCCTTGATGGAATCACAATAACAAATTAGGGGGCAAAAATATGAATTTAGAACAAGCAAAAACTCGCAAGACTCAACTTGAGAGAGAGGTTGAAGTCGAAAAAGAAGAAATCTATACATTCTCGATTGATAAGTCGAAGTTTGAGCAGCAAGCTCAAAATCTTCAAGACAAAATCGAATTTAAGAGTCGAGACCTCAACACCAAACAACAAGAAATCAACACTCTGGCAATAGCAATCGAGGTCACGGAACGATGAATCCATTCTTCTCCGATGCGGTCGTAATCGCTGTGATAGGTGGTGTTGTGAGCTTGATTACGACTAGAATTTCAACCCAATCAAAGAAACACACAAATGAAATTTTGAATCGATTGGACGGAATGGCGGAACAAATCCAAGATGTGAGAATGGATGTTCAAAAAGTCGAGAGTATTGGAAACGACAATCGAGAAGGTATTCGAACCACAGCGAGATTCAGACTATACGACACAATGTCAAGAGCCATCGAACGTGGATGGACAACAGTCGATGAAGCTCGAGAGATTGGCAAACTTTACAAAGCATACGTGAATCTTGGGGGGAATGGAGAAATCCATGACTTACATGAAATCTTCTTGAGATTGCCAATCAAATCAAAAACAGAAATCAATATACAAATAAGAGAGGATGTTTAAATATGGAACAATTACAAGCAACAATCATCAATGGAATCGTGAGCATTTTAGTCGTGTTAGTAGGACTAGCATTCACAGGCTTGAAGGGATTCATCGAAACTAAAGCGACAGAATTGAAAGCCAAAACGGATGCTAAGAACTACGAGCTTGCAAAATCCATCACTCACACGGTCGTGAATGCTGTGGAACAAATTTTCAGAGATGTTCAAAACGCAAGTCAAGACAAGTTCCAAGTGGCTTTTGATAATGTGACGAAAGAGCTTGAAAAAGCTGGAATCAATTTGGATGATGAATCCAAAAAAGTATTGATTGAATCTGTCGTTAATGGATTCAATGAATTGAAAAATATTGAAGGCTAAGAATACGGATCCACAGAGGGCTCATTGCGGGTCCTCTTTTTATTTATGGGAAGGAGGAACGTATGGAAAAAGTAATCGAGAAATATTTGAGCATTACATCAGCCAATCGAGTCGTTGAGAACTTATATCATGAAATTTACAGCAAAGACAAAGGCACAGCAACGTTCAAGTTCACTATTGATGAATTGACAGCTTCAAAGGTTCTTTGTCTCTTTTATTTCAAGTACACAAAGAGATACAAAACTGTTGAGGCTACAATCGAGGGTAACAATATTACAGTTCCATTCGATAGCTCACTAATCACTACGGATGAGCCTGTTGTGGGATATATCTATTTTGAAAAAGTAGAGAAATCAACGGATGTTTACTCATTCTTATTCAATGTACGTGTTAGTGAAATTGATAAGGCTCAAGAAACACCGCTCATCGAACGAGTGACGGGGCGTGTGGTTGATGTTGAAAACATCGTAACCAAACAAGAGTTGGATGCACTGTTCAACAAAATCAAAGAGCAAGGTGGAACGTATGACGACAGCTCGTTGCGTGGCGAGATTTCGCAAATTTCGGGCAAAATTGAGGCTTTAGAACAAAAGACGGATAAAGACACCATCTATGACGATGAGCCCTTAAAACGCCGAATATCAGCTTTAGAGAGCAAGTCCGAAATCGACACGAGCAACTTCGCAACCAAGCAGGAACTACAAAATATTACCTTAACACCCGGACCGAAAGGCGACAAGGGTGAAGCTGGGGAGCGTGGGCCGATAGGACCGCAAGGTTTGACGGGACCAAGAGGGGCGGACGGTCAGCAAGGCTTACAAGGTATCCAAGGAGAGCGAGGTCAAGACGGGCAACCCGGACCAAAAGGTGAACGAGGAGAACAAGGACAAAAAGGGGATACAGGCGAACGAGGTCCGCAAGGTATTCAAGGCACACCGGGTCCAAAAGGCGAGAACGGTCGAGATGGCGTGGGTATTCCACAAAAATTGAGCATCGCTGGGAACGTTGTGACTCTTTCTGATGGTGGTGGAAGCATCACACTCCCAACTGCCGCAGCAACGTCAAGTGGCAATTCGGGGCAAGTTAGTCAGTACGAAATCCATGGCACTGGAATGCCTAATGGAAAGGTAACCGCTCCTATTGGGACGACATACGTTGACACAGCAGTCACAAACGGTGCTCTTAAATGGATTAAGAGACGAGGAAACGACAATCAAGGATGGGAAGTTCTGGCAGGTGACACGGGTTGGCGTACACTTCCAATCGTTTCAAAGTTGGGCGGTTCATTCTTAAAAATTCGCAGAAAAAACGACACGATTATATACCAATTTGGCGGTTTAAGTTGGGGTTGGTTCGGTGTTATTCGCAGAGGCGGCGCAGGCTATCAAGTTCAAGGGTCAGACCGTGAACGAAATTGTTACATTTTAGGTTTAAATGGCGTTCCTCAAGGATTTCGCTCTGAGGCTTCCCTCATTGGAGGAATATATAACGACAAGGGAATACCATATGGAACGTGGTATTTGGGAGGGGCTGGAGATAGTAACATGTTACGCTTCCAATTTATCGACCCCGTTCCAACAGACCGAGACATCGGAGACATCCGAGTGAGCTTGATTACGTATTTAACAAGCGAGCCTTGGCCGGTAACATTACCATAATTTAAGGAGGAATATATAAATGGCAACAGTTAGAGAAGTACTTGATTTTATTGTGTATTTAGCAAAAATCGGAAGTGGTGTTGATAACGACCAAATGTATGGATTCCAATGTGCGGACATCCCTGCTTATATCTCATACCACTATTTTGGGAAATGGCTTTGGGGCAACGCTATTGACCTTCTAAATTCAGCGAAAGCACAAGGTTTTGATGTGATTTATGAAGGAGATGGAGTCATTGCTAAAGCTGGCGACATCTTTGTGATGGAGGTTCCGGGCAGTCCTTACGGTCACACAGGAATCGTCATTGAAGATTCTGATGGTTACACTCTCAAGACCATCGAACAAAATATCGATGGAAACTGGGACTTCCTTGAGGTTGGTGGTCCCGCTCGATTCAACACTCGCTCATACGCTGGGATGGTTGGATACATTCGATTCCCTTATGGATCCGATACGAGCACACCTGTTCAACGAGAAGGATGGATTCAAGATTCTGTTGGTTGGTACTTCAAGAACCAAGATGGAACGTATCCATTCAATGCTTGGAAGAATATTGATGGGAACTGGTTTGATTCAATTCTGATGGCTATGCTCTTGAGAATACTTGGTTCAAGGACGATGAAGGCTTCTGGTATTGGTTGAAACCGGGCGGCTATATGGCTATCGGATGGCATAAGATTGGGGGCAAGTGGTACTTCTTCAACGATGTCGGAGAGATGAAGACTGGTTGGATTCGTTATTTCGACAAATGGTACTATTGCAACGAGTCGAATGGGGACATGGTATCCAAGGAAGTTCGCAAGATTGGTGATGCTTACTACTATTTCAACGAGAATGGAGAGATGCTCGAAAAAGCATCCGTTCGTGTTGATGAAAGCGGAGCAATTCACTTCGAAGAATAAACAACGAGCCTACCTTTCGGGGTAGGCTTTTTTATTTTGGGGGCAAAATGGGGGCGAAAAAATCGCTTGGGTCATCATTAGTTGTTCTTTACTCGACTTGTGAAGCCTCCGAAAACACTATAACATCAACAAAAACACGTTTCTTGGATTTTCTTGAATGTCCTATACTCCATCCGTAACTTACGTGGTAAAGCAGCACGTATCCAAGAACGTCGTCGTTAATAGAAACACAAAAAGCCTTGATTTATCAAGGCTTTTTCTTTTTGTTTCTTTTTCTGTGGTTTGATATTTTGGGGAGAAAATTGATTTGGGGAGCGAATAGGCAAGCTTTTCACGTATATTGAATAGCTTGATATGATTGATAAGAAACATTATAATTTTGCTAGAGACACCAGTGGATACGGAGAAGAGCATAAGACAAAACATATTACTCAATTGACGAAAACCAATGAGATTCTTTCGGAAGCATATACGCTTTCTATTTTATAATCACATGCACTAGCGTAAGAGGACTATTAGAAGGAGGTGTTTGGTGATGAGAGCAATGACTGAGAGAGAGATGCAATTGTATAAATTAATAAAACCGTGGTATACAGAAAGTTATACTTCAGAAGAAAAATTCAAACCAGATACACCTAAAGAAATTCTGGAATTAAATGAAGAATACGAAAGAATCTCTTATGAGAATGATGTATTCCATTTTGATTATTAAAAATTAAAATAAAAAATGCTAAAGGATACAACCAAAACGGTTGTGTCCTTTTTTGTTGCAACAAAAAAGGACCTGGGCAAGTCAATAAACTACCCACGACTCATGTGGAGTCTAAACACAAAAAATATATCCGCTGTTGGAATCATCATAAAATTGGAGGGATAAAAAATGGAATGGGTTATATATATTAGGGAAATTAGAAGCAGACGTACAAGGCGATGTTAAAAAATTAGATTACAAGATTAATGATTTGCGTACATCTAAACTGGTATTTTTTTACGTAAAATAGTTTAGAATAATTCTAAGATATCACTTGACATATGAATGTCTGTTCATGTAATATGAATTTAACAAGAAATAGTGAGGGGAGATATCATGGATTTCAAAGAACTAACACATAACCTAAAACATAAATTTGAACACCTATTGAATCAAGAAGAAACTCATGAAGGAGAAACATGTCAAGATCATTACTTACATCATGAAGACCACAATCACGACCACGACCATGAGCATGAACATCATCATGAACACGGTCATCATCACGGTCACGACCACGATGACAGTAAAGCCGTCATCTTTTATATTGCAGGACTAGTGCTTTACATTATTGGGATGGTTCTTCATTTTATGGGGAACGGGATAGCGAATATTTTATTCATTCTAACGTTATTCTTATCTGGGTACCATGTAACAATGGAAGGTATTGAAGATACGATTGAACGTAGCAAGAAGAAAGGGAAGTTCCAACCGAATGTGCATATTCTAATGACGCTTGCGGCAGTTGGAGCAGTGTTGATTGGAAATGCGGAAGAAGGAGCTTTACTTATTCTGATTTTTGCGGGGGCTCACTTCCTTGAAGAATATGTTGAAGAGAAGAGTCGTAAGTCTCTAACAGCCTTATTACAAATGAATCCAACGCAAGCGCGTCTCATCCAAGAAAATGGGGAAGTTGTTGTCGTTGAGGTAACAGATGTAAAAGTTGGGGATACTCTAGAAGTATTACATGGGGATCAAGTACCAATCGATGGAGTCATCACAAAAGGCTTAACATCGATTGACGAAGCGACCATTACAGGTGAAAGCATGCCTCGTTCAAAAGGAGAGGGAGATGAAGTATTCGCGAGTACAGTGAACTTATCAAGCCGTATCGAGATGCGAGTAACTGCAGCAAGTACGGATACAGTCTTTGCAAAAATCATGAAGGTTGTGGAAAATGCACAACATTCAATGAACAAACAAGCAACCTTTATTCAAAAGATTGAACCAATTTATGTCAACATCGTTTTAATCATTTGGCCAATCTTCCTATTATTTGGATATTTCTTAATGGGATGGGATTTAAATACAACACTTTACCGTGGAATGGTATACCTTATCGGGGTATCTCCATGTGCCTTAGCAGCAAGTGCCGTTCCAGCAACTTTAGCAGCGATGTCTCGTTTATCTAAAATGGGTATTTTAGCAAAAGGTGGAGCAGCCATCTCTCAATTGCAAGATTTACGTGTGATTTCATTTGATAAAACAGGTACTTTAACAAAAGGAACTCCAGAGTTAACTGATTACTGGTTTGAAGACGAAACAATGATTCCAGCTGTGATTGCGATGGAAAAACAATCGACACATCCACTGGCGCAAGCGGTTGTTCAAAGATTTAGCGACTGGACAGTGCTTGAAGAAGAAATCGAAGTGGAAGTACTTGTCGGACAAGGTGTTCGAAGTGTCGTTCGAAACGAAGAAATTCATATTATTAAACCGATGGATACAGTTGACCGTTCTACGGAAGTCGATACTCGCATGCAAGAATGGGCAAGCGAAGGTAAGACAGTTGTAACGGTTGTGAAAGACAATAGAATTGTTGGTTTGATGGCATTTATGGACCTTCCAAACGAAGCTTCAAAAGCGGTGCTCGATTACTTCAAGAGCGAGCTCGTGCATACAACAATGATTACAGGGGATTCAAGAGAAACTGCTGAAATGATTGGTATGAAGCTTGGAGTACAAGAAGTTGTCGCGAATGTATTGCCAGAAGAAAAATTAGAAAAGATTCAGTCTCAAAAAGAACGCTATGGCTTAACAGCGATGGTAGGGGACGGCGTGAATGATGCGCCAGCTCTTGCAACAGCAGACATTGGTATTGCGATGGGGAATGGGACAGATATTGCGATTGAAACAAGTGATATCGTGATTATGAAAAACGACTTACAAAAACTTGTTTCAGCGCATAAGATTAGTAAGAAATTACATCGTGTGATTTTAGAAAATATGATTTTTGCGATGTCAGTCGTTGTAATGCTCTTAATCCTTAACTTCTTTGGATTAACAAACATCGGCTGGGGAGTTGTATTACATGAAGGAAGTACGATTTTAGTACTCTTAAACGGACTACGCTTACTCGCACCAATAGAAGAATAA